AAAGAGTCAGGAGTAAAACCTGGGGCAGCACCTGGAACAAATGTATTGGCAGTAAAGGTGTGGAACATGATGAACGGTGAGATCAACTACACTGCACTTCCTGTTCTATGCGAAATGGTTGGGATTAAAGATGTAGACTTACTAATAAAACAGTTGATTGCAATTAGGGATTTCAAGTGAGCGATGCAATTAAAATATCGGGAATTAAAAACACCCAAAACGCCTTACGGTTGTTGGACAAAAGGATGACCACCAAGGTTGCGCTAAAGGCTGTTAAAAAAGGCGCACAGGTTACTAGAAAAGCCATATCAAAATCAGCCCCTGTCTACAGAGGAAAGCCCAAAAAAGATGTTGTTGTCGGGGCAGTCAAGAAGGGGTTTCGAGTTTACAAATCCAAAATAAATACCCCCAGAAAAAACAAAGTGATTGGAGTGTACGTTTCTATCAGAAAAATGACTACCGATAGCGGGAAAGGGCGAGGCACGTTAGACCCGTTCTATGCAAGGTTTCTTGAAAAAGGGTGGAACGTGCGTGGTAAGAGAAAGGGTGCTATTGTAAGAGGATTAATACGCGTCGGTTTTTTAAAGCAAGGAAAACGAAGGTCAAAAAAAGGCAAGACTAACGTAGATGGTTTACATTTTATCGAAAAGAGCGGTGACGCAAGTGCAGTAAATTCAACTAACGTAATAGAACAATCCTTCAAAAAAGATGTTGAAGCAGAGAAAAGAAAATTGAGGTTTAAATAATGGCTGGTAGCAGAACTGCTGGTATTACCTATGATGTGAACATGGACATGAAGGATTTCAGTGTCACTATGGGTAAGATTGTCAAGTCCCTAGATAGACTCGAAAAGACAACTGAAAAGTCTAGTAGCAGAATTGCCAAGTCAGCAGAAAGGATCAATAAGTCGTTTAAGAGTGCCGCTAATAGTATTAAGTTGCTTGGTGCTGGGATAGCTGGTCTGTATGCGTCAGCAAAGTTAGGTGGCCTTGTAAAAGACACAGCACTTCTTGCTGCTAGGTACGAGTCTCTTGGCATAGTTATAAACAAGATGGGTGCTAACGCAGGGTACACTGCGAGGGAAATTAATTCAGTAGCTATGGCGTTGCAACAATCTGGAATTGCAATGGTTGAGTCTCGCTCAACCATTGCAAGAATGATTCAAGCAAACATAGACCTTGCCAAGGCTACTGACCTATCAAGGCTTGCACAAAACGCTGCCATTATCGGGAACATTAATTCATCAGAAGCATTTGGCAGAATGATATATGGCATACAAAGCGCTCAGACAGAGATGCTTAGAACGATTGGTATCAATGTAAACTTTGAGCAGTCTTATGTTCGGATGGCTGCTGCGTTAGGTAGGAATGTAAAAGACCTCGATGAGCAAGAAAAGTCTCTAGCAAGGGTTAATGCAGTTTTAGAAAGAGCGCCAGACCTCGCTGGTGTTTATACGGCTGCAATGCAGACTACCGGAAAACAACTGACCTCGCTTGGTCGGTATGTTGATGACTTCAAGGTAAAAGCTGGTCAGGCGTTTGGCCCATCCACAACCGTACTAGTTAAAACTCTTACGGAAACTCTCAAGGGACTGTCTGGTGAAATTGACGAGCTTAAAGATAGCGGAGATCTTGCCGAATATGCCATGGATGGGGCGCTGGGGCTTCTTGAGGCATTCAATGTTATACTCAATGGTATCTCCATAGTTCAAAAAGCATTCTTAGGGCTAAAACTTGCCGCTGGAACTGCTCTTGAGGTTGGAGCGCAGGCGAACTTGAAGCTTGTAGAGACACAAATTGAAAAAACAAAAAAAGCTCTTGAGCCTGGAGGGTGGAAAAAAGCTGGGTTTGACTTCTTGTTTGGAACTGGTGACGATTCAAGCACTAAAAAACTTCTCGAAAACGAACTGGTTTTATTAGAAGCCAGGAGAAGTAAGCTGAATCAAACATTTTCAGAAGGGACTAGACTCGCAGATGCTGCTGAGAAATCAGTAAAGAGACTTGATGAATTTATTGGGAAAGTTAAAAAACGACTTGACGGCATGGCAGCACAACTCAGAGCCAACAAGAAAGAGTTAATTGATTCAGTTTCTGACTTTGGGCCTGAAGAAAAACCTGAGTTTTTCCAAGAAGAGTATTTACTAAAAGATAGAATTCTTGCTTTTGATAGCCTTAACAAAGCTAGGGACAAGGGGGTTGACGTATATAGGAAACTGAAAGAGCAGGAAACGGCACAATACCTAAAAGAACTGAAGAAGGAGATTGATGCAGAAGATAAGCTTTTGAAAGCGTACTTTGACGGACTAGATGAAAATTCAAGAGAAGCATCAGCAAAAATTAAAGAGTTCTACGATGGTATAGCAGAATCAATTGGTGACGGCTTAACAGATGCAATTCTTGATGCTGGAAACGCCTTCAAGAACCTCGGAGAAATTGCAACAAGCGTCTTAAACGACATAGCAGAGCAACTTATCCAGAAGAACATAACAGGGCCAGCGACAACAGGCATATCAGCTTTCCTTCAAAACCTTTTTGAAAACGCCAACGGTGGAGCATTCGTTAACGGAGTTCAAGCATTCGCCACAGGAGGGGTGGTTAGCTCACCAACCATATTCCCAATGGCAAACGGTGCTGGCCTTATGGGAGAGGCTGGGCCTGAAGGCATTCTACCATTACGAAGAAACTCGGCAGGACAACTTGGTGTAATGGCTGAAGGTGGTGGAGGTGGTGGATTAACAGTAAACTATTCACCACAGATAAGCGCAGTTGACACGCAGTCAGGCTTACAGTTTTTGGCAAGCCATAGTCAGACGATAACCGGAATAATCAATAAAGCGTATAACGATATAGGCAGACGAGGTGTACAACGATGAGTGGGACAATGCCAAGCACACCAGTACCAAATGCTGTTGAGGTTACAAGCATATCTCCAACACTTGTTTCTGTATCACATTCGCTTAAAAGGAGTGTAAGGCGCAGGGGTGGTGGAGTTCAGCGGTGGTCTATAAAGTTAGGGTTCCCTGCGATGGCAAGAGCTACAGCAGCACCACTTGAAGCATTTGTAATGAGCCAAGCAGGGCAATACGAAACATTCAGCTATACGCCACCATACACACTGATGGAGGCGCTTGGTACTTATTCAGGTACAGTAACGGTAAACGGGGCGCACACGGCTGGCGACACGACTATTGCGGTAAGTGGTAGTAGCGGGACGCTAATGGCTGGTAGCTGGGTTCAGTTTGCTGATCACACAAAAGTATACAAAGTTGTGGCAGACTCAACCTCATCGATAACTATTTTTCCAGCATTGGTTGAGGATGTAGCGAACACCACAGCGGTTGAGTATGACGCTCCAACGTTCAATGTTGCATTGACAGAAGACAACTTTTCATTTACCTTCACAGGAGCACCAGCTTATTACAACTTTCAGTTGAACCTTGTGGAGATTTACTAATGGATCGAGGGGCAAGTGCAAACGTCTTAACTGAGTTAGCAAAAGATCAAATGCAAGTATGCCATCTGGTAAGTGTTGAAACTGCCGGTGGGACTATTTACATGACTGACTCATTCACAACAATCACCTACGACTCTAATCCGTATGTGCCATTAGGAGGACTACTTGGCATATCAGAGATTGACGAATCATCAACTCTTGCAGTTTCATCTGTCACAGTAACACTCACCGGAGTTGACCAATCATATATTGCAGCATTCCTTTCTAACAACTATGTAGACAGAGATGTGTTTATTTATAAAGCATTTCTCGATAGTAGTTCAGTTCTTGTTGACGACCCTATTCAGATATTTTCTGGAAGAATAGATAAGCCTCTAATTTCAGAAGATCCAGATGGTAAGACCAGCACCATAGGTATTACTGCAACGAATCATTGGGTTGACTTCGAGCGAATGCAGTTCAGGTCGACAAGCCATGAATCTCAAACCCTGTTATTTCCTGGCGACTTATTCTTTAGTTTCGCTACTGAGGTTAACAAAGAGATATTCTGGGGAAGGGAGAGGATGCTAAATGATGGACAGCTACTTGGCACTATTGATGGGCCTTTCATAAGAGGCACACGATGAGAGACACCCAGGTAATAAAGATAATTGACCATGTGACCAACACCATAGGTAAAGAGTTCACATGGGGAGATAACGATTGCACAATGTTTGCTTTTGATGTAGCTGACATTCTTGTTGGCTCTGGGCTTAGAAAAAAGTTTCAGAAAAAATGGAAGGACGCACCATCGGCACATCGATACAGTAAGAAGAACAAACTAACAGTTGAGAAGGTGCTTAAGGCTAATGGAGCGAAACCAGCAAAAAACAACTTCGAGCAGTTTGCAGATTTCATCATAATGAATAGAGCAATGAGTAACAGTAAAAAGTGGCGAACCGTTGGGGTGTATGTGGGTGACGGTAAGGTTGCTTTAATGACCGAAGAAAACGGGTTGCTGTTAGTACGTTTAGATATAATTAAGAAATACAAAGTGCTAAGGATACCAGCATAATGGCAGTATCAGGGGCAGGGTTATTAGCTTCACTCGCAGGGAGCGCAGCAGCAGGGGCAGCAGCAGGAACCGTTATTGCTGGCGTCACTATTGGTGCATTTGGCGCTGCTGTTATCGGGGCTGTTGTCGCAGCAAGTGTAGGAGTAATAGCCAATGCTCTAATCGGAAACGACAACGATGGGTCAGAGTTCTCTGACGCTGGAATTAAAACAAACGCAAGGATGTCAAATGCTCCGTTGCCTGTTATCTACGGTGAACGTAGGGTTGGTAGTCTAATCACATTTATTGAATCTTCAGACGCAGTAGACGGAACACCAAACGGTTGGTTGTTTATGATCCACACGATATCTGAGGGTGAAGTGGATTCAATCAACAATGTGTACATTAATGACGATACAATAACAAACGCCATGCTCGATGGTGATGGAGAAGTCATAAGCGGTAAGTATGCTGGTAAGATCAACATACGAAAGCACACAGGAAGTGATACACAAGCAGCAGACTCGCATTGGGTTAGCTTACTAAGCTCATGGACTACAGCACACCAAGGTAAAGGTGTGGCATACGTTGCGATCATATTGGCTTACGCTCCTTCAGTTTATTCTGGCATACCTACTCTTAACTTTGATGTTAAGGGTAAAAAGGTATATGACCCACGATTGGACACAACAAATGGTGGCACAGGCTCACACAGGGCTGACGACTCAACCACATGGGAATGGAGCGACAATCCAGCGTTATGCTTGAGAGATTATTTAACCAGCGACAGATACGGCAGAGGAATCGAGTCGTCTGTAATTGACGACACCGGAGCATCATCATCTTTCCAGAGTGAAGCCAACGTATGTGAGTTGCCGGTAACAGTTGCCGGAACACCAATACAGTATTACACATGCGATGGACTGATAAGACCAAACCAAGGCGATCTAGATATAGTCACAAAGTTGCTTACATCATGTAGGGGAATGCTTCTTTACACAGGTGGTCAGTATAAGCTGCTGATCGACAAGGCGACTGTTCCAGAAACTTTTGGTTTCGATGAAGATAACATTGTTGGTGGATGGCAGATAGATATCGGTGGCAAGGCTACAAGGTTTAATCGCTATAAGGTCAATTTCTTTAACCCAGCGCGAAATTGGGAGCGAGATGTCACTTATATAGACAGCACTGCTTATCGCACCGCAGACAACGAATTATTGCTTGAGAAAGAGATATTCTTACCGTTTACCGCTCACAGAGATAGGGCAGCACTAATTGGAGAGTATAACCTTAAGCAATCACGGCAACAGATAACATGCAGCTTCACAGCATCGATAGAAGGCATGAGGGCAGAGGTCGGTGATGTTGTACCAATTACCCATTCTACCCCTGGTTGGTCTGGTAAGTATTTCAGAATACTTGGAATCAAGCTACAGTCAAATGACGAAGTAAAAATAACAGCAAGAGAATATGATTCAAGTGTTTATGTTAACGGAATTTCTGCAACAGATGCAACGCCAAACACAAATCTACCAGATCCATTTACAGTAGCCCCCCCAACCTCATTGGTGTGGACATTCTCAGACCTTTATTCAGGAACGTTATCTTGGACAGCAGCAGATGATGCTTTTGTTGATAGCTACGAAGTTCAGTATAAACTTTCCGGTAGTAGTGATTGGCTTGATATACCACCAGCACTGAGTGCTTATGCTATCTTTACTGACCTACAGGTTGGAACATGGAACTTTAGGGTCAGGTCAGTGTCAACTCTGTCATTGTCAGATTGGGTTGAGCTTGTCGAAGTAGTGCCAGATGGCGCATTGCTTGCTCCTACATCAGCTAGTCTAAAAGTAAAATTTTCAGAAACAGCAGTTACCGGAATACAGGTTCAACTAACTGTACCAATACTTCCTGCTGTGGTAGTCCCAACCGGCTTACTCCTATATTACTCTATTGAGAACCAAGCAAACTCTTTCACCATTGGCAGCGTTGACGGTAGCAAAATATACATGCAAGGTGCTGAAGTTTTATCGTCTGGGTCAGTTGGTATTGTTGGTACTGTCGAAGCAAACCAAGCTATGATAACAACCACATCAAACCCAATGCCAACGACATGGAACCCCAGAGGTATGTGGTGGGCGCAAGTCGACTCTGTTGCAAGTGGTTTGTCGCAGTGGCAGAAAGTAAAGAACAACACAGCAACATACGTTGAGTTTAAAGATGATTTTTCTCCAGCACCAGTGAGTGGTGATACCCTTAATTACAGAGAGATAGCGTTTAAAGATAACAGACCAGCAGGGTTTAAGATGCTCTATGTCTTTGACGGTACTGACTATGAGATCATAAACCACAACGGCCTAGAGACAGATGGCACAGGTGTTTTTGTAACAGCCAACACAAGGGGCGCTGAAGGTTCCTCAACGCTATCAAGTCTTGTGGGTCTTACAGCACATTATTTCCCTGGCCCTGAAGAAAGCGAAGTAGTTATAATACCGTCCGGTGAATTTTACGGGATTGATTCAACCACTGCTGAAGTTGATCACTCTGTTGTAATCAACCTTGAGAACATAGGCTCTAGTCCATGGGCAGCTTTTAGTTGTTGCGCTTACAAGGCAGGGGTTGGTACTGAAAAGCTACCAGTTCACGCGAGGTCGTCACTTATCCCTCTAACTTTCCTTGGTACATACTAATGACAATAGACGTTGGCAAACACGCAATAGGGAATCCTTTTGAGCCTCCTGACCATACTGTTCAGCCAGAGCCGCCAAGAGATCAAGTGTCGGTTGAATCTGCACAAGCGACCATTGACTATCTAGCATCAAGGATAGTTGAAGCCGAAAAGAAGCTGGCTTACAAAGTTGATGGCGACCAAGTGTTAGCTGCAATCTGGCTCACAGAAGAAGATGTATTGATAAAGGGCGACAAGGTATCTTTAATCGGTGAAGTCACCTTTCTTGATTGGATAAGAGATGTAAACGGCAATCCAACTGCAACAATTGACCCTGCCATTACTACCATAATCGGTGATAAGATTCGGACAGGTGTTATAGAGTCAAATAATTGGGCTGCTGCTGCTGGAAGTAGGATAGACCTTGACAATGGTACAATAGTTCTAGGCGGGTCAGGAACACCTAAGTTTTCTGTCGATACATCTGGGGTTATAACTTGCACTGACGCAATAATTGGTGGAACATCTGTGATCGGTGCTGGTGGAACTTCTTTGTCTACAGTTGAAACTAACGCGGCATCTGGCGCAGCTAAACCAACCACGTTCGTTCAAGCAGCAGTTCCTACTTCTTTACAAATAGGTGACAGGTGGATTGACTCTGATGACTCAAACAAAGAGTATGTCGCTGAGTCAGTAGGTGCTGACCAAATAACTGCTGGAGAATGGGTAGCATCACCTGTCGGTACTGGTGATGTCACTGCTGACATATTAAACAGCGATACAGCTTTAATCCTTAAAGGGCAGCTAGACGTACAAAACACAGGTGGTGTGTCGGCTGGGTCGTTAGTTTGGGATGATGTAACTGGTGCTCTAATAAGTGGTTCTGGTGTTGCTTTGACAGAGGCTGGGATTATAGGTGCTACAGGTGGAACTCCAACGTTCACCATTACTACTGCTGGTGCAGCTACTTTCGCTGGCACTTTATCTGCTCCTGTTGGTACGTTGGGGGCAATAACAGGTGGAACAATAAACACATCTGGGTGGATAAAGTGCGCTGGGGCCACTGCTGCCCCAGACAACGCCTCAATATACGGGACAACATCAGCAGGGTCTAGCTATTTTGCTATAGGTGGAGAAGTCACCAACTCGGCAACTGGAGTTACAGGGCAATGCACTGGAACTGGCACTGGCATAGGAGTATTTGCTGCGTCTGTTGCCACAGGAACAGCGTTATCTGTTTCTGGAACCATGTCAATGACAAACAGCACTGTAGTAACAAATTTAAATGCTGATTTATTAGATGGTAATCACTCAACAGCTTTCTTGGGGGCATCAGCAACTGCTGCTAACTCAACGCAGCTTGGAGGCTACGCATCAAGTGTGTACATGAGAGTTTCAGCAACAGCACAAACAGGATCGACAACAACCACGTTTACGAGTACACCGCAAACTGTTGGAACTAATGCAAGCTGGGCGCAAGTTGTAGTTAGTGGTATAACTGTGTACGTCCCATACGTCTACTAATACCAGAAGGATAAAACAATGGCAAGAGAACGAAAAGAGGAAATAATAGTTGCAGCAACAGAAGAAATACAGAGTGTTAGGCATGTCTACCCTAGAAACGGTCATGGTGGAGAGATAACCGTGATAGTCGGTACAGGCTCAGAAGTTGATGGTGAGTTTTACTTTGACGCTGACCAGACTTTTAGGACAATAAATCTGGTAGATGAAGATTATGATAACTTCATCTTAACCAAAAACAAATTCAACAGAAATGATTTGTGGACTCCGCTTGATAACGCTAAAACCAAACTGAAAAACATATCATGATCGATGGTTTAAACATAGAAGATATAGCGTCAGCGATCGCTGAACAGCATAAAAACAAAACAAAGGAGCAACCAATGGTAGAAGTAGAAAAGGTATTAAACGTATTGGCTAATGTAATTAACGACAACATCAACAGCAAGTTAACCATAGCATTGGGAAACGGAATTGTCGGGCAAGTTAGGATGGCTTGTGACCAAATAGCCGAGCCTAAGAAGACTGAGAAGAAACAAACCAAAAAGGCTAAGAAATGAGCATACAAGACCAAGTAACTAAACTGAATGCTGCTGTATCGGCAATGCGAGGGCTTATCTCTGGAGTGCGTGACCCAGCAGTATTACATGCACTATCAAGTAACTTTGTGTCGTATGGCTGCAAAGTTGGTGAAGGAACGTCAGCAGCAGACCTTTATCTTGAGCTTGATGGATCTGCTGTAAACGTAAATCCTGACAGGGTTGCCTCGGCTGTCAGGCATTATGAATATTCAAATACCGCAGTTGTTTACGGAACAGCTTTTCTTTCTGACGACATAAACACTGCTGACACTGCCGATGACAGACTCCTAATAAACACAGCAGATGGTGCAAACCCAAGGTTTGACATTGTTTACTTAGGGATAAACAACTCAGGGGCAGTTGTTGGTATCGCAGAAGGCACACCACACGCATCAGCAACTCCTTTATCAACCGAAGACTTTGGCAATACTTACGACCCTGCTATACCAGCAGGAACTATGGCGATAGCAAGAGTGTGGGTAGAGGCATCGGCAACAGGCATAGCAGACGCTAAAATTCACGATCTAAGAGGCTTTCTTGGTGGACAGGAGAATATAGTGTCAACCAGTGCAGGAGTCGCAGCATCCTTAAGTAAACAGTCTACATTTATCACCACAAACGGAGACAGTGACCTAGACAACGTAACTTTGGCTAATGGCTACTATGGTCAGGTAAAACACTTTGCTGTAAAGGCTGTAGGGAACGCAGCAGACTCAGTAAAAATAACCCCAGCAACTTTTCCAGAAGGAACACAGATAACATTCGGAGCTAATCCTCTCGGTAACGGCTGCACGATGGTGTACACATCTGCTGGGTGGGTTGTAATTTCTAATAATGGTGGTACGATAGCGTAAGAGGAATACCAAATGGCAATAGACGATCCAGCAAAACATCATCTTAAAATCAGGCGAGGGCGTGACTACAGTAAGATATTTAACTTCACAGGTGACTACTCAGCTTACACAGGCGAGGCAGAGGTCAGGAAAAATGCCGATGTCGCCAGCACCCTGCTGCTGACTTTTTCGGTTAGTGTTGGCGCTTACGCCGCTGGAGTAACCCCGATAACTATTTCAACAGATAAAGCAACGACACTCGCGCTAAAGGACGGAACAGGCAAGTGGGACTTGGCTTTATCGTCTGGTGGTTCAGGTGAAACTTATGTATATGGGAACGCGACAATACTTGACGCACCAACGGACTTGTCATAATCATGAGCACTGAAGTCGACATAACCATTAACACCACAGAGGTTTCTGTTACAACGTCTGATGCTGTAAACATTGACAACCTTGAAACCGATATAGAAGTAACAACCTGTGATTCTGTTGACCTATCGATAGGAAATAATTCTGTCGAAATAACTATGCAGGGTAGGACGGGAGATCCTGGTGCAGACGGTGCTGACGGTGCTGATGGTGCTGATGGTGCTGACGGTGCTGATGGTGCTGATGGTGCTG